CACATTATATTTCTTCATTGACAGATTTGCAAATATTATATATGCAACAAAAAATTGAAAATTATAAATTTGCTATTCTTGAACGAGTTGGAATACGCAAATACGGAGATATGTTGCAAAATATTATTGGAAGTAAATTGAAAGTAAGAGTGTAAATGTTATTTTATTTTTATTTGCAAAAATAAAATATTGTTTGTGGGGTTGGGGAGATTTTGTGGCAAAAATTATTTTCATTTTGCAATAAATGTTTTTTTGTTGCGTTTTTTTTGTGTTTTGGTGCATTTTTTGTTTTCTGTTTTATATTTTTGCGTTTTTTTGTTTTTGCGTTTTCCTCCTTTTTTTGAATTTTTATATGATTCAAGTAGAACTGAAAATGGTTTTGGTTTTAATTCGTGCTTAATTTTAAACATAAATTTATAATTTGTTTCACTATTATTAAAATGAATTTCAATATCTTTAACTTTTTTTCCATTTTCTATTTTGTCAGGAATGTCATTTATTTTAGTAGATAAATTTTCATATTCCTTTTTAAATGTTTTCAATGTTTCAATTATATTTTCGTGTTCTTTGTCTGTGGTTTGTCCGTTTTCAATTCTATTTTTTGTTTCTGTTTCCCTTTCATTAATACAAGATTCAATTTGAACTAACCCAGCATTAATGTTATTTTGTTTTGCATAAAATTCCATTTTTTCTGCTAATTTTGATAAACTTGCTTCACAAGAACCTTCTCTATGATAATCTTCATTTTTTCTGAAACTTTTTTGTGATGAATATTCATTATTGTTATTATTATTATTATTATATTCATCATCATTATTATCATTATTATGTTTTCTTTTTTTTGATGGCGATGGCAAATATTTTGAACTCATATATTTTGCAAATAAATATTTTAAATTAAACGCAATTTATTTTGCAATAAATTGAAATTTATTTTGCAACATTTATATTTGAAACAATAACAATGAAACTTCGTTCAGGATTTGAATATTTTTATAATACTAAAATATTTGATTGCAATATTGATTTATTACTAAACAATAATGAAACAATTATTGACAATGTTGAAATCGAAATGACAATTGAAAACGAAGATGAATTATTGCAAAATGAAATGCAAATTGATAACACACAAACAAACAATATAAATTTGCAAAATGAAAATTTAAAATTATTTATTGACGAACTTACAATTGACGAAATTATACTCATTAAAAGTTTTTCATATTTTCTTACTTGTTATACTTACTATTGTTTTGCAAACATTCAAAATTACCGAAGTAAAAATAAACAACCAATTATTCAAAATAATCAAAATCAATATATTTTGAATGGAAATTTTTCAACAAATGTTGAAGTTGAATTGGAAAAAAAGAAATCAATTGGAAAATTATTTTTTGCAACCAAACTTTTACATTTATGGAAATACAACCAAAATACTTTTACAACAATGTTCGACAAAAAAGAATTGAAAAATTCATTATCTTATAAACGATTTACAACAAATTTTATTATGCATTTATTGCAACATTTGGAAAAAAATATTATAGAAATTCACAAAAAATATTCACAAGATAATTGCAAATATGTTATTTGTTTTTACGAATCACTGAAACCAATTGATGCAGAAAAATATAATGTTGATTTTACAAATGAAAAATATTTGGGAAAATTACAAGATTATGTATTTGTGTATGGAATTCCAAGAATTGATTTTTGTGATTTTATTCAAGAAAATAATGATGGATTAACTATTGCAGAATATTGTAATTTGTATTTTTCGAATTAACTTTTGTTGTCGATTTGTTATCGATTTGTTATTGATTTTTTTATTGTATTATTTCAACAATACAATAAAAATTGAAAAGATTATTATAATCTATAATATAATAACCAAAATGACAAGTTCAATTAAATTCTGTCCTGATTGCAGAAATTTACTTAAAATAAATCTTATACAAGATGAAAATAAAATTGCATATGTTTGTGATACTTGCGGAACAATAGACAGAAATATTGGAAAAAATGCCATTGTTGTTCTATCCACAAATTATCAAAAATCTTTTAATTCTTATAATCATCTTATTAATGAATTCACTACTACAGACGCAACCTTACCAAGAATATTTGATATGAAATGTCCAAATGATAATTGCAAATCTAAAGAAAAAGATGAATTTCCTGAAATTATTTATTTGCGATATGACACAGATAATTTGAAATACCTTTATATTTGCAAAGATTGTAATTACATTTGGACAAACAGCAACTAAGGGGAAACCAAGTTTTAGAGAAAAACACATTCGTGTTTTTTTCGAACTTTGTAAGAACGACACAAGTGTCTTTCTTACTTCGCTCCCCTCCGACCCCCATCCTTTAATAAAATATTTATTAATGTTGGTGGAAACCAAGTTTAAGAGAAAAACACATTCGTGTTTTTTTCAATATTAAACATTATTTTTTTTGTAATTTGATATCGCAAAATAATATTAATAAAATATTATTTTGTTGAATTTTTCGTCCGCCGAAGGCGGATTAAACAATATTCATTAATTAAAAGGGAAAGGCTGACGGACGAAGGAAAAACGGCACTCGTGCCGTTTTTGCGTAGTTCGAAAAAAACACTTTTGTGTTTTTTTCTTCCAAAACCGTAGGTTTGCCGTTCCGTAGGTTTGCCGTTCCGTGTTTAATTAGCATATGCTTGTCCTGCCATTCCTGACATAACACGAAGCACATTATAATTCTTAGTGTAAATTCTAACCTTGGCAGTTGAGTTTCCGCTTACAGTTGCAGATGATAATACTAAATTTAAGAATGCATTATCAATTCTTGAGAAATTCATTGCTCCAGATGGTTGGTATTCTTCTGGTTTTAAAGCAAATGAATACACATTAATTCCAGTGTCTGGATGTCTGGTGTGATGTTGCCAGTTTTGCACAACATCAAAATAATTTCCTTCTCGTTCAGTGAAACGGTCTTGACCATTGAATTGGATTTTTGCCGTTACAACTGGATTTTCTCCCCAACAATGTAATTTATGGGCAGTGTGTGCAAGAACAAATGTTCCTGCATCAGACACAGTAGATTGTTGGACAAGAGGGCCTGATACTGCACCCGGGAGATATCCGTTAGGTCCTGCAAATGATGGATTATTCCATCCTGATGCTCCATAACTCGCAACATCATAAGCAAACATTTCTTGGAATTGGTCTCCACTTGCATTCACAAAATCATTATCACCATTAATTGCATCATATCCAGCATATGCTAAATAGGATTTTGGCATTACATCCAAAGCATCAGTGTAATTAAATGGTTGGGCCCCAAAAGTTTTGAATAATGATGTTCCACTTACCAATGAAGAACAATAATCAACAGAACTATCTGGTTGAACAACCCAAATAATTTCCTTACAAGGATGACTAAATCTTAATCCCAATTTACTTGCAGATGATCCTACAGAATCATCTCCTTGGAATTGTAATTGTTCAATTAAATATTCGTGTGGATTTTGTGCCATCTTTCTTCTTTCATCTTGGTCTAAAAATACATAATCAACATACAATGATGCAGCAACAAGAGATTGTTGATAAGCAGTTGTGGCCGCAGCCTGAGCTTCAGCAGCAGCCACTAATGAATTAACTGCCCATAAGCATTCTCCAATTGGACGGAAATCAATATTGAATTTAACATCGTGATATTGAAGGGCAATTAAAGGAAGGGAAAGGCCCGGATTAGTGCAAAACCAAAATTGCAAAGGAATATATAAAGTAGTTTCCTCTAATGACCTTCTTGGCGCACAAACTTGTCTAACAGTTGCAGTGCTAGAACAAGGTCCGGAAATATCTGCAAAAGTTGGGTCAGTTAAATAAGTCAATTGAGTAGTGTGTCCAATCATCTTGTGATATGCATCTAATTGCTCACTTGACATAGTTAATTGATTCCAAATATGCATAAAATCTCCATAGTGTCGGTCAATTCTTTGTCCTCCAATTTCAATCTCAACTTGGGCAATAATTTGTTCTCCAATGTAATCTAACCATCTTGCATAACGGGCCTGTGTGATGTTAATTTCTGGAAGTGTAATTTGCAAATAAGTGCGGTATGCTAAATCGCCACTTCTTGATAATGTGCAAGTTGCTCTTCTTCCAAAATCTGCCTGTCCATTAAAAATTTGCTCAATACTTTCAATTGCATAATTGGTGTGTCTTCGATAGGAAATTTTCCAAAAAGTAATTTCTGCAGAACCTGTCAAGAATAAATCTTGGGCCCCATAAGCGACAATTTGCATTAATGCTCCAGACATTTATATATCTTATTAAAAGAAAATAATTGACAAAGGTGGCAAATAATATAAATAAAAAAAATCCTAAATATTTTTTTCCTAAATAATTTTTTTGCAATATAACTTTTTCATTTATCAATTTATCAAGAAAACTATTGTAAAAATATTAAACTCAAAAAAGTTCCTTAATTTTAATTAATTATAATACAATATATTTTTATTGTATTATAATAACACAAATATATTATGTGAAACAACAAAAAAATATTTAAAAATTGACAGAAAAATAATTATAATTACTATACAAACATGAATTTATCAAACATAAACAATCAACAAATTGATATTAAAAATAAAAAAATGAATGATGAAGAAGATAAAAATGAAACATTATCTCTAGATAAAATTCCTAACTTTATTGATTTATTTTGCGGAATTGGTGGATTTCATAAAGGATTGGTTGGATTTAATTGTGTATTTGCTTGTGATATTGATGAGAAATGCAGAGAAAGTTATTATATTAATTATAAAATAAATCCAAATGGTGATATATTTGGCATAAATATTGATAACATTCCACAACACGACATTTTATGTGCAGGATTTCCCTGCCAACCGTTTAGCAGTGCGGGAAAAAGAAAAGGTTTTGATGATGAAAGATTTAAGGTTTATGAAAAATTAATTGAAATAATAAACATTAAACAACCAAATATAATTATTTTAGAAAATGTTAAAAATTTAACTACAATGAACAAAGGGATTTTATTTGAAAAAATAAAAAAGGATTTAATTAATAACAATTACAATGTATCACATTCATTGTTAAATGTTTCAAATTTTGGATTGCCTCAAAATAGAGAAAGAATATTCATAATTGGTATTAATAAATTTTATAAAAATAAATATTTTGATTTTACTTTTTTAAATTCAATAAAAATCAATAATACACTGAAAGATATTATTGATTTATCAAATCATAATTACATTGACAAAACTAAATATATTTTAATTGATGATAAACATAAAATCAAACAAAAAAGTGGATTGTTGTTTTGTGGTTATATAAAAGGAAATATTAGGGGCAATGGAACAACACCAAACACAGAACATTTATCAAGAGTTCATAAACAACCAAATAGAATTTACCACATTGATGGAGTTAATCCAACTTTAAATTCAAGTGAAAACGCTGGAAGATATTATATTTATGATGAAAATGGTGTTCGAACTTTAACATTAGATGAATGTTATTCAATAATGGGATTTAATAATTTCATTTTACATAAAAAAAAAAATATTTGTTACAAACAAATTGGCAATTCAGTTTGTCCTACAATAATAAAATTTATTAAAGATGAATTAATAAAACAAAATTTAATTTTCAGTTAAATTAAATCATTTGGTTTTATTCCTAATTTTTTTATAATATCAATAATTTCTCTTTTTTTCATATCTCTAATAATTGCATAATAATTAAATTCCGGTTTATTTGTATCAATATTCCATATTAATTTATCTTTGTAAAAAGTATTACACCATTTACATTGCCAATGAGTTTCCCTGACATTTTCACAATCAATAGGTTTTAAGTGTCCTTTTTCAAAATTACAAATTTGACCAAAAAGATTTATTTCATTTTCTTTTGTTCCACAAGTAAAACATTTAATTTCTATCGTTTTATTAATTATTGATTTTCTTCTAGGATTTATTTTTTCAATAGGAAATGGACAAATAAAAATTCTTTGACTATTGTTAAGATATTTTTTTGTATTTGATGTAAAATATGGAAATCCATATTTATAGTTTAATTCCCTTGGTCTTTCTCCACCCAATCCACGCTTGTCTTTAATTTTAAGTTTATAGTCATTTTCCAATTCAAAAATTTCTATTGGAGTATTATATTTATTTTTAAGATTTAAAAAACAGTTTAATAAAATTAAATGATCAGGCATTTCTTGGTCAACCATAGATGTGATTTTTAAATTCCATAAACTATAATCCCAAAATTGAATATTAACTAATTCTTGTATATTTAACACTGAATAATGATGTTGCAATATTACATATAATAATAATATTTCACAACTTTTTTTAATATTTAAAATTATTTCAATATTATTATAACTAAACAAAACACAATATTTATTTTTTTTACATTCTCCAAATAAATATTTTATATTATTATTTACAGTTTTTTTTACAATTAAATTTGTGTTTGATTTATCAATGCAATAAGTGTTGCAATTATAATTTATTATAATTTCTTCAAAAATATCCATATTAATATTTATTTTTATATTGTATTTTTTTATAATAATATAATCAATTTTTTCAAAACTCCATCGAAAATTCAACAAATAAATAAAAAATAATCAATAATTAAAAGAATATGAGTTCTAAAAAGGCAGATAAAATTACAGTGGATGAGAAACACCAACAAATGACTGAACATTTTCTTTTCCTAATGAAAGAAAAGAAACCAGAATTGCAAAAAGAAGTCGAAACATTAATTGTAAAATGTAAAAAAAAAGAATATTCCACAAATCAAGAATATCAACAAATGAAAAAAAACATTAAAGAACTGAAAAAAGAAATTTACGATATTGATAAAACCGCTAAAAATTATTTTGCAACCAATGCAAGATATGCCTTCGACTATTTTGAACAAAAAAAAGAAAGTAATAAACCAGAAAACAAAACCATCAACATATTTGACCTTCTTTCCAAAAAAGAAACAAACAAAAATTCTTTAATTCAATCAAAAAACAATGCAACAATGAATTATTGGAAAAATTTAAAAAATTTTCAAGTCAATATGAATGATTATGTTGTTCCAACTGACATTTGTGAAACTTGTGGAGTTGGCGAACTTATTACACAAGACGATGAAGGAATATTAATTTGCAATAATAAATCTTGTTGTGCTTGTTTTGACTATTTGGATGTCAATTTAAAACCGCAAAATAAAGATGTTGTTAATGAAATAACTCATGTCGCATACATTCGCAAAATACACTGGAAGGAATTTTTGCTACAATTTCAAGGAAAGGAAACCACCAACATTCCTCCAAAAATAATCAAAAAAATCAATGAACGCATTGACCAAATGAGATTGGTAAGAAGTCAAGTAAATTGGGAACAAATGCGTGGTATTTTGATTATGTTGAAATTGAATTCTTATGTGGAACATGTCAATTATATTTTGATGATAACTTGCGGAATTAAACCGCCAGAAATTGACAATGAATTGAATGAAATATTATGCCACGCATTTCAAGAAATCGAAATTCCGTGGATTGAATCATGTCCCGAAGATAGAACCAATTTTTTTCATCGACATTATGTGTTTTACCAATTATGTGTTTTACTTGACCAAACGCAATATTTGCCATATATAACTTTGCTGAAAGACAGAGAGAAACAAATAAAACAAGATTTAATTTGGAAAAAAGTTTGCAAAAAATTAGGTTGGTTATATGTTCCTTCTGTTCCTTGATGGAATCATTGAAATGTTTATTATCAATATAATGAACATTAAAATAATAATTTTTGAAATTAACTGATTTGAGACAAATCCATTGTATATATATATCTTGACAATGAAGTTATAAATAATATATTATTTTTATTGACAATCATTTGTTTTGGTGTTGCAATTGTCGCAATTAATGTTTGTGTATTGTTTGTCAAATTATATTTCCATATTTTACCTGTTGTTTGTTCTGAAACATACAAATAACCATTATTGTCAAAACATAACCCTATTGGCAATGAAACAGTTATTGGCACAATTTCGACTGTTTGTGAAGATGATATGTATCGTTTAACTAAATTATTATGTTTATCAGTAAGATAAAGATTTGTTGTTGATGGTTGTAGTGCCATTTGAAAAATGGTATTGGGACTATTTAATCCAGTTATAAAAGTTGTTGGAGTTCCAAGAGAGTAATTGGATGGGTTAATTGTTGCTTTAAATAAAGAACCACTTGTGTAATATAACAAATCTAAAGGAGGATAAATAAAATTTTGTGTAAAATTAGTGCCTCTTAAATAAATTGCAGTTGTTGGATTTTGTATATTAGGAACTATATATACATTAACTGTGTTGTTTGTTAATAAACGATTAGAAGAATCAATATATATTCTGCGATGTTTATCATTTGGTGATGAAACCCCTAAATTTACAGTTATCAATGATATATTTAATTCTGGTGTTATTTTAATTAATTGATTTGCATTTTGTGATGTAGCATAAACATTACCAATATTGTCAATAGTTATGCTTTCAACAGCATATTGATCTGTTGAACCACTATCATAAAGCAATGTAACAACATTTGAAATAGTATTGTTTGTTGTGATTGGTATTGAATTTTGTATGGAATTTAATAAATTCATAATATACTTAAATATTTTTTTTTGTATTATTATTCATATTTATAACTTTATTTTTTGCAACATTACAATAGAAAAATTTTACAAAAAATAATTCATACAAAACAATTTTCCATAATTTTATTTGCAATCAATTCCACAACTGGGACGGAAACGGCATTTCCTGCTAAACTATACAATTTTGAAGTGCTGATTTGTGGCAAAATAAAATCTTTTGGAAAACCTTGCAAATAAAAACATTCTCTTGGGGTTAGTTTTCTTATTCCTTTGTCGCATAAAAGAATGGGAACATTATGCCCACCTGAACCCATATTTGCTGTCAATGTTGGACAAACATTGTTTTTGTTCTCACGAACATAAAATCTCCTGTATTGGTAAATAGTATCCCGTTTGGTTATATTTTGCAATAATGTATCATAGATGGGTGTTTTATTTGTGTAATAATATTTTTCTTCGACATTTTCTTCTGCTTCTAAAAATGCCGAAATAGGTTTTGTTTTTATTTTTGCAAAATTAAAATCGAATTTATCACACATTGATTTATCTGCAAAACAAACAATATAAATTCTTTCTCGGTTTTGTGGTATTCCTGTTATGTCTTTTGTGTTGAGAATGGAATGTTTGATATAATATTGCAATGTAATTAAATGGTCAATAATTGTGGTAAAAGTTTTTCCATTGTCGTGGGATTGCAGATTTTTTACATTTTCGAGTATAACAATTTTTGGTTTATTGGTTGCAATAATTGATAATATTTTCCAAAAAACATTGCTTCTTTCGTCGTCAAATCCTTTACGCAATCCTGCAACACTAAACCCTTGACAAGGAAACCCTGCACAAAGTATATCCGTTTTTGGTATGTTTTCGTTAGGTATGTCAAATAAATTGCATTGTGTCATTGTTATTTGATTATTGGCGTCGAATATTTTTTTGGCACTTTCTAATATGTCATTTGCAAAAATGGTTTTTACTTTGTTGGTTTGATGAAAGGCGAGGGAAAATGCACCTGTTCCACAACATAAATCAACCAAGGTATATTTTTGCAATCCGTTATTTTCTTGTTCTTCCTTTTGTTCTTCCTTTTGTTCTTCCTTTTGTTCTTCTGGTTCTTGTTTTGGTTCTTGTTTTGGTTCTTGTTTTTGTTCTTCCTTTTGTTCTTCTGGTTCTTGTTCTTGATTTATTTTTGCAAAAATGAATTCTATTAATTCTTTCTTAGATTTCGATTTACATTTTGCAATATTTAGTTCTTCACATTTTGCCAAAAGTTCTTTTTTTGTATGTTTTTGCAATTCTTTTTTTGTTAATATTTTGAAACACATCTTATAATTCATTATAATTATTATAATCATTCAATTTTTATTTTACAATAAATATTTTATTGTAAAAATTATAAAATGTAATATAATTAAATTAAATTAAAATATTTCTTCAAATTTTCCTTCAAATATTTTTTCACAAAAATTGGATATTTGTGGATATAATTTGTTCCAACTTATATGGGGGCGTCTTCCTTCTGTAAATTGTTGTTCCATTGTTTGATTTTTATTAACTTTAACATTTTTAAATTCTGCAGATTGATAGTGCAAATTAATTTTCCATAAAATTATTTTATCATCTAACCAATTACGCAAGTCTAAAAAATATAATACTGCAAATTTTTTATCTGGACCAAATTGCGATGGACCATTTGATGTGAATGATTTTATTTCAATTGAAATGTTTTTTTCATATTTGTTCGAAAATAAATCTCCTGTCAATTTATATTTTGCATCAATTCCTTTACACCAAACACACGATGCATCGTTTTCATATTTTCTTATTATAAACTTTGCTATATTTTCTGTTATATCTTCTGGAGTGTTTTGATGTCGAATTTTCAAACCATTCTTTATTAATTCTTTGTCGCTCATATACATATTTTTATATGTTGTATAACGATGTATTAATAAATTTTCGTCATATTTGTCGTCCAACATTTCTTTGTTATTTTGTGGGGTATTTTCTTGTTCTAATTGTTTATCATTTGTTATTGTTGATTGTTGCATTAATTTATTTAATATATCGTTATTTATTTATAATATATTCAATTTTTGCAAATATTGTAATTAATTATATATTTGTGAAATAAAAAAAATATTTTTACTTTGGCAAATTGTGTGAAAAAAAATTAAATTTCAAAATTAAATTTCAAAATTAAATTTCAATATAATTGTGATATTGAAATTCATAATCATACATTTGCAAAAATATATTCAATTTCGTCATTTGTAATGTTAAAATGGTCATATATTTCTTTATGGTTTCCATAATATTCAATGGTTGGAATAGGAAAACTTTGCAATATTCTTATATTGTTAAAATTCCCCCAACGACAAATGTTATTAATAAAGACATATAAAGGATGTTGTAATATTTGCAAATATTTTTTTGCCTGTTCTTCATCGGCACATAATATAAACACAATGGATTGCGTCATACCACAATTGTCAATAAATACATTGTATTTGTCAGTTGTTGATATGAACACTTTATAACCATCTTGATATTTATGCGGTTTCGATGAATAAACAATTTGATTTGGTGTATGAATTAATTTATACCTAAATTCTTCTGTTTTTTCATTGCAAATAAATTCCGCCTTTGTATATTTATGTAAATCACTACTGGTTTTTACCTCGAATTTTGGCAATGTTATATTATCAATTGTTTTTGATAATATATTTTGAACCATTTGATTATACAACAATGGAATGTATTTTCGTTTTTGTGATATGACCGAACTCACATATTCTTTTTTCTTCCATATTCCAGAAATATTTATATTTTTATAATATGCACAATTTTGGATTACATACCAAGTAAAACTTGAACCAATCTTTTTGAAATATTTTTTTGCAGTATGTATATCCAAATGAATTATTTGTAATGATGTTATAGTTTCAATTAACACATTTCTATCAGCATAAGACATCCAATTGTCAGGTGTTATAAATAATAAATATCCATTCGGTTTTAATTGCAATAATGCCTTTTCAATAAAATCCTTTATCAAGTTGTGATTTTTGGATGCCCTTTTACCATTTTCTAATAATTTTGCATAAGGTGGATTGGCAACAATTAAATCGTATTTTTTGCTATTATTAAATGTAATAAAATCGTAATTTGTTATTTGCAAATTATATTTTTCACTACAAAACACATCACGAACATTTTGCAATCTACTTTCATTGATGTCATTGAATTCCAATATTTGTTCCATTATT